GATATGTAGGCGGAATCGGTAGCGGTAAATCTTGGATTGGTGCTTACGACATTCTCCGTAGAGCCATGAGCGAGGACGGCAAGGGTCGCCTCTACATGGTCATCGCTCCCACTTACAATGTCCTCCAAGACGCAACGATGAGGACAATCTACCAAATAGCCGATGATATGGGAGTCACAAAGGAGAAGTGGAAGCAACCGCCCCGACTCGTCCTAGCTAACGGCAGCGAAATCATCTTCCGATCTGGTGAAGACCCGGACAAGCTGCGTGGACCGAACATCAGCGGAATCTGGCTAGACGAAGCATCCGTGATGGACGAGGAAGTATTCAACATCTGCATCGGTCGCCTCCGTGAAGGTGGGAGAGCGGGATGGTTAACAGCTACCTTCACCCCCAAAGGCATGATACATTGGACTTACGAAGTATTCGGGCGAGGCGACAGGGAGAATACAGAACTCTTCCGATCCAAGACTTCCCAGAATCCATTCTTGGCCCGTGAATTCGTTAGCGCAGTATCCAAGCAATATTCCGACAAGCAGGCCAACCAAGAACTAGACGGCGAATTCGTCGATCAAGAAGGAGCAGAGTGGCCCAATTCTCACTTTGGAGAGTCTATCTGGTTCGAGGATTGGCCACATAATTCCAATATCAAAATTAAGACGATGGCGGTTGACCCATCTAAGGGGCGTGATGCCCGTCACGGTGACTACACCTCAATCGTCAAGCTGGCCAGAGATCAAGACGGCATTCTCTACTGTGATGCCACTATGCGCCGAATGGATTCAGAGCATCTCGTAGCCATGACGGTATCGGAAGCTGCCCAATTTGATCCTGACGGTCTAGGAATCGAAACAAACCAATTCCAACATCTCCTTGCGACTCAAATCCTTGAGGAGTCAAAAAAGCAAGGAAATGCTATTCCAATCATGCAAATTTATAATAATATATCAAAGGATGTGCGTATCAGGAGACTTGGCCCATACCTTGCCAATAAGCTGATTAAATTCAAGCGTAATGAAGGCACAAGACTTCTGGTGGCGCAACTCCGAGAATTCCCACTAGGGAAGCATGATGACGGGCCAGATTCGCTTGAAATGGCGTTGAGAGTTATGATTTCTATGTGGAACGGTAAAAGATCAAGCAGCGCAAAGAGAATAATAGCATGATTTCTGAAGATACAAGAATGAAGAGGATTTGGGCAAATGTCAAAGCGACATCTGCTGAAGGTTGTTGGAATTGGGTTGGAAGTAAGGGTGTTAGTGGATATGGCCAATTAACAATAAATTACAAAAATAAAAGGGCTCATAGATTTTTTTATGAAATGATTATTGGAAAAATATCAGAAGAAAAAGTTATTGACCACACTTGCAGAAACAAATCCTGTGTAAACCCAGCGCATATGGAAGTTGTAACAGTTGGTGAAAATTCAAGGCGTGGAAAAAGCAAGACAATGGAAGCCCACAGAAATAATACTTGCGCCAATGGGCATAAATGGAACAGGGAAAATATGAGAATTAGGCCACAAAAAGATGGAACGGCAAAGATATGTTGCCGAATATGCCAGAACGAAACACAGAAAGCTAGAAGGCGAAGGGGAATAGCATGACTACTTGGCAGAAAATCATCAACTTTCTCCTTCCTACAAGGGAATCCGCTCCCAAGGTAGTCAAGAGGAATATCCGTGAAAATGTCCTTACTAACGATTTCTGGCTGGGCAACTATGTCGATCTTCTGGATCGTTTCCGTGATGGTGGCGTTTTTTCTTACCCTATCACAAATCCAAATGATCGTCGCTACGGTTCCAATTACCCATTTTGGTACTCAGAACAACAGCTTAGTCTCATTAGGGCTCAAGCTCGACTGGTTACCACCACAAATCCAAATGCAATTGGACTCCTTAACGGACTATGCAGCTATGTCATTGGGGGCGGATTCAATTACAGAATTGCTCCGAAGGGAACCATAGATATCGACGAATCAACCGTTCGTCGCTGCCAAGATATCCTCGACCGCTTCCTCAACGAGAATGATTGGTCGATGATGGAGGAGGAAATATTCAAGCGTTCCCGCACCGATGGCGAATGCTTCCTCCGCTTGTTCCCCCAGCCTTCTGGACGGTTATTGGTCCGCACGATTGAGCCAGAGCAGATCATGCAACCGCCGGGAGAGGACTTCTCCCACTGGTCTTATGGAATCGAGACTGACCCAGATGATGTATTCAATATCCGCTCATACTATGTGGATTACAACGCTCCAAGAGGGGAAGAGCAAGATGATGCCAATGCGAATGCCTCGATGGGTGAGACGGTTAATGCTGATCGCATTGTCCATGTCAAATGTAATGTGCCAAAGGCAATCAAGCGTGGACTGAGCGACTTCAGTTACGAGACTCTCGACACATTCAGCATTGCGTCCAAGCTGCGGAAAAACCTTGGGGAAGGCGCATCTGTGCAGTCCGCCATCGCTGCTGTTCGCCAGCATGATACGGCATCGGCTGCACAAGTTGAATCGTTTGTTGATGAGATGGTTGACTACTCTGTTTCGTCATCTCCCAACGGACGGCAAACGGACTACCAGAAAATTGAGCCCGGAACTTTTCTAGACATCCCGAAGGGAATGAATTATGTAGCTCCTCCGGGTGCAAGTGGCGCAAAAGATCATCTTGAGATATTTCAAAGTCTACTCCGTTCAGCTGGAAATAGGCATAACGCCCCCGAATGGCTATCTTCAGCGAATATCGCTGGGGCGAACTACGCATCATCCTTAACGGCAGAATCGCCGTTCCTCCGTAACTGCGTCAGATTGCAGACATTCTATAAGAAGCATTTTACACGGATTGCCCGTGAAGCAATCAGGACGGCAGCAGAGATGGGCAATCTGCCTATCAACATTCTGGATGTGATTGATGTCCTAGTGACTCCTCCAGCAGTGGAAGCACGGGATAAGATTGCAGATTCGCAAGCCAACCAGACTTACATGAGCATGGGCATCAAATCGGCCCAGACCATTACTCAGGAAATCGGCCTGAACTTTGATGCAGAGCAGCGCAATATCGAGCAGCAAGCAGAGAAGATGGCGAATGAGTCGCTTGGTGGTGACGGAGAGGCGCAAGTGTCCGATTCCGCTCTCAATGGGCTCCAGATCGAGAATCTGGTTGGAATCGTGATGCGAGTGGCCACCGGGCAAATTCCAGTCGAAGTTGGCCGTTCTATCGCCAAGGCTGCATTCCCGCTTATGGCTGAAGAGGACATCAACGCCATCTTCCCAGAATCGCTTCATGGTTCTCAAAAGCTTCCACCTCATTCCACTGGAAGGTCATCGGATCAGGCTGAACCGGAAGCACCTCCAGAAGTGGATGCTGTTCCAGAAGTCCAGCCCGTATCCGAATCGAAGGATGGCAAATATTCCCATATCACCTTCACCCCGCCACAATCCGTCAGAAAGGCTGCAAAGCGTGGACTAGAATTGAGGAAGAAGCATGGGCGTGGAGGTACTGGGGTTGGAGTGGCCCGTGCCCGTGATCTGATGAATGGCGCAGAACTGTCGCCTTCCACAATTAAGCGGATGGTCAGCTACTTTGCCCGTCACGAAGTGGACAAGAAAGGTGAAGGGTGGGGTGTCGATTCGGCTGGATGGATAGCGTGGAACCTATGGGGTTCTGATGCTGGAAGGACTTGGGCTAATAAAGTATTAAGGCAGATGGAAGAAGCCGATAGAAAAGGAAAAGAATAATGGCAAGAAGAGCTAAGTGCTTAGTTGAAAGGTTTTGGTCTAGCGTTTCAGCAACAACAGCTGAAGGTTGCTGGAATTGGAATGGTCCTAAAAACAAACAAGGATATGGAAGATTTATGAAATCAATTGGAAAAAGGAAGACTGTTGAATTAAAGCCACATAGATTTTCATACGAGCTTGTAATTGGAGAAATAGATAAAGATTTAACAGTAGATCACACTTGTAGAAATAAATCTTGTGTAAATCCTTCCCATTTGGAAATAGTAAGTAGAGGAGAGAATGCGAAAAGAGCTTATTCAAAAAACATGGAAGCGATGAGGAATAAAGTTTGCACCAAAGGCCACAAGGTTTGCGGTGAAAATGTTCTAGTTGAGAAAAGAAAGAACGGCCTTGAAAGGAAGCGTTGCAAACTCTGCTCGATTGAAAGAGAAGCAAAAAGGCAAAAGAAATGACACTACTCGTCAATTCTGATATGGAACCACTGGATATTTGCCAGCTGACTGTATCCTATATGCTACAGCTTGGAACAGTGAATGAGATCGTGAAGCACCAACCGGATAATGTTGATGCTCTTGAAAAGAAGGTTCGACTTGAGAATGAGTTGAAGTATCATCTGAGCGAATGTGGCAAGTGTCGAAGCGCACTAAAGGATGAATAACGATGGATTTCAAAGATAGGATCAAGGAGTTCAGGCGGGTAAAGGCTAGTGATCTACTGGCCAATCCACTGAATCACAGGATTCACCCGGAACCCCAGCGGAAGGCGATAAGGAAGACTCTCAAGGAAATAGGATTCGCTGGGGCATTGCTATGCCGTGAACAGGATGGGCAGCTTGTCCTTCTGGATGGTCATATGAGGGCAGCGGAGTGTGGCGATTCCGAAGTCCCAGTGCTAATTCTTGATGTAAATGAAGAGGAAGGAAACAAAATCCTAGCCTCTTACGATGCCATCGGATCAATGGCGAAGATTGACGAAAAAATCCTAAATGACCTCCTGTCAACATTCTCTGACGAAACCAATATCTTCGCAGATTCAAACGAAATAAACGAATCATCTGAAATATTTGAAGACGAGGATAAGAAGCGTGAAGAGGCTGAAAGGGCCGAAAAAGAGCGCAGGGAAAAGCTAAAGAGCGGAGAAGGATTATTCGGAGTCAAGCCGGGAGATGTATGGCGTTTAAGGGCTGGAAGCTACATTTACTGCGGAAGCTACAAGGATCAAATATTCATCGACACAGTTAACAAAAATACAAAGCGTGAAGGTAAAAAATACTACAAACTATTTGCCAACGCTCCAAGGGCAATAGAAAACGACTATTTAGCTTATGACTATCTTTCAAAATTTATTGAAATAGACGAGGGATGGACATTTACCAACAATGATCCGGCCTTGATGTGCAAGCTGCTTCAATCTGGAAGCGTCAAGGGGCTTTATACGGTATCCAATGGCGATAACGCCCAGATTGTGACATTCCACAGTAAAGAGAAGCAAGAACCACTGGCGCACTTCAAGAATCATTTTGATTCAGAGAAGAAGTATAAAGGCAAAGAACCGGCAATCAATCTGGACGAATATCCTTCGCCAGTGGATGGATCTGTGATCTACAGGAAATCGGCTCAGTATCTTTTTGCTGCGGTTCGTGGGAAAGGATTCAAGGACAAGTTCATACCGACATTTATAATTCCGTCTGCGAATACGGGCCTTCTTGTCAGACTCTGCACCTTTGGATGGTACTCCCAGATCATGGCAGCAGAGCCAGACCCGATGAATATCGAGATAATTCTTCAAAGCTACTTTGCTTATCCAAGCAGAAGTCATCAGAATCGTGAAAAGGTCGATCCACCAATCAGAGTAGCGGAATGGACAGACTCAACGAAATCCTAGCTGCCCGACTTGGCGTTGAGCAGATTGAGTCAATTTATGACTCGATTCGAGTAGCTCGTCTCGTTGGAGCGTCCATTGATAGGCGAATGCGGGATGCGTCGAAATCCGATAATCTTTCATCAATCGAGAAAATCCAGTATCAGTTGACAATTGTCTACAGAGAAGTTGACGAAATTGTAAGGAATAAAGCACCTTACTTCTTACAGAAACACTCCAGAAATGTAGTCAAAATACTTAGAAATGCCATCCTTGGAAAAGATATTGAGGAATCACGCAAATCTATTGTACGACAGGTTTTCGGTCAAATTCCCAAGGAAATTATTGACAGGATTGTAAGGAATCAGAATGTTCCCGCAAGAATACTAAAGGCCATGCAGAAAACGAGGATGACTCCTCAAGCTTATGCCCAAGTTGTGGCGATTCAGCGTGATCCGGCCATTAGGGCATCTTTGGTAGCGAACTACTTCAGGATGCTGAGAAATACAGCCTATACAGTAACTAGAACGAATGTTGCTGCCATGATGGGACAAGTTCGCCTAGAAAATTATGGCGCATTGCCCCGTGATCTAGTTGGATTTCAGGTTCACGGAATCCTAGACGAAAGGATTAGGCCAGCCCACCGGGAGCGGAACGGCAACATCTATTTCAAAAATCCACGCTATGGGCAGCTTGGGATGGATGAGATGCCGAATCCGCCATTGGAATCCGATGGCACTACGGCATTTAACTGCCGTTGCTGGCTAACTCCTATTTTAGCCTCATTTTCTAATAAATTCTATGATTTTAAGGGAAGGATTATTCCTAACGCACAGGTTTTCAACGAATGGTTTTCCAGCGCATCGAGGGATAGGCAAATTCTGGCGGTTGGTGTGCGTAGATGGAATATAGCGCATTCA